GCCTCACCCGTGTCAAGTCAACTGGCACGACTGCAACTGGTATTCTTGTCGCGGTGGCCTAATCTCATGGGTTTCTCCCTCAGTAACTCAATATCCTTCAGGAGCAAACTCCTGTCCTCCGCCTCTTCTGTGGTTACCCCCCAGTCCCTCTTTGCCAATGGCGAGGAAGGCGCGTGGCTTGAGTTTGTTGACGGCCAGGTGTTTACCGACACAGCAGGCACGACAGCAGCAACGCTTGATGATGGAGCGGGGTTTGTCCTCGACCTGTCTCAAGGCGCTGGATACTCGGGCGGTGAGTTCACGGGGCTGGGGCCGGAGTTGGTAACGGATGGAACGTTTGATGTGGACTTGAGCGGTTGGGAGGGAGTTTCCGACGCGTCAATAGAATACGCAAGCGGTAGGGCTAAAGTTACGCTGGCCAATGTTTCGGGTAGCGGTATTCGCAGTGCATCAAATGTGTTACTAGATGCAGGCGCTTTATACGCAGTTTCTGCTGACGTAGAGCCTGATGATTTTTCTGGATCATCTGTTACACTAAGTTTACTCGGTCAAAGCGTGACGGGAATACCTATTGCAACGTCTGGGGTGTCCAGAATTCACGCCGTTATTTTTAGTGCGTCGGGTTCCAACGGCACAACAGTTGGAGTATTGCGAGGAGCAGCAGGTCAGACAGGTTCTTATTTTGTAGACAACATATCCGTCCGAAAGCTCCCCGGCAACCGCGTTACCCAGTCCGACCCCAACAAGGAGCCCCTGTTCAAAGACCCCGGCGTGGAGTTTGACGGTGTAGACGACGCTATTGACGTGACAATCCCGGCAGGCGGCATCACCGGCCAAATGTATTACGCTTCGAGCGCTGGCAAAGGCGTCTTTGGAGTGGATTTCGCGGCAGGAACGCGGACGTTCGGGACCCTGAACTGGCGCAACACTTTGCACGCCCTGATCTTCATGGACCGGGACTTTACAGCAAGCGAGGCGTCGGGACTCGACAGTCGGTTTGACGGTGTGGCGGGCGACTTTGATACGCTCGTTGATGGGAACCGCTTGTTTCGGTCCATGGGGCTGACCCACATTGTAGAGGGCTATGAGTGGACCAATCTTGAAGAGGCGGTCCGGATGTGGGGTGACAACGATCTGCAAGAAATCCCAACCGGAATGAAGCTGCCGAATCTTGTCAATGGCAGCCGCATGTTCCGCCGCAACCCCAACTTGGCGATAGTGCCGTCGGATTTTGCTCAAGACAGTGATTGCACTGACTGGGATCGGGCCTTCGAGGATACGGGCCTTACCCAGCAGTCTATCGACAACGTGCTCGTGAACCTCGCGGCACGCGGCACCAGCAATGGCAGCTTTGAGCAATCTGGTGGGTCTGCGCCAAGTGCCACAGGTGAAGCTGCTATTGATGACCTACGCTCACGCGGGTGGACCATCACAGTCACAGGGGGATACTAACATGAAACGAGTAACCGTAGCCGTGTGCCCGGACAGCACAATCAGCCTTGAGGATGCCCGCAGCTTTGCCGCCTACATGGAAGAGGACCTGTCCGTCCTGCTGACCTACGTCCCCGGTGGGTATGACAGCGCAGGCAATCCCGTCTGGGTAGCTTCCGCCCCCAAGCCCGACTGGTGGCTGGCCAAGGCTCAAGCGCCCTTCGGAGAACGTCCTGAAGTGGACACCGAAAACGACATCAACATGGCCGGGGCAGAGCGCGCTTATGATGCCCTAACGATTTGGGACGGCGTGTCACCCGTGCCGCAGGCTGCACCCGGCAGGATCACCGCTATTGCTGGCATGAGCGGCCCTGACGCGCTGGTGGCTATGGGGGTTTCTAAAGACCTTGAGGATGATCCGGTATGATCGCCACACCAAGAAGCCCCTGACGTATAACAAACGCAAGCAACCTGCTTCTCCAACCCCAAGAAAGTCTCTATAGAACATGGCTAAGAAACTGTCTAAAACTGAAGGTATGAAGACGCTTGGGGTTGCTGGGCAGAATGTAAGCAATGGCAACATCCGTGCTGATGAGTTCCTCCCCGAACTGAAGGGGCAGAGGGCTATCCGCAAGTTCACTGAGATGCGCGATAATGACCCTACCATCGGTGCAGCCATGTATGCTGTCGAGCAAATGCTCAGGGATGTCAAGATCAAGGTGAAACCCTCAGACCCTGACTCCAAGGACTCCCAAAAGGAAGCCGAGTTTGTAGAAAGCGTCCTTGAGGACATGGACCATACCCTTGATGACCATATCAGTGAAGCCCTTGGGTTTCTAACTTACGGTTTCTCTTGGTTTGAGGTCATCTACAAGCGTAGGGTTGGCCCCACCGAAACTGACCCCAAGAAGCACTCCAAGTATTCTGATAACAGGGTTGGTGTTCGCAAGATTGCGCCTCGTGCCCCTTGGACTGTCAACAAGTTTGATGTCAATGACAAGACAGGTGATGTTCTCGGGGTTTACCAACGTCAAGGGCGGATCGGCCATGATAACTACATCCCCCTCCGCAAAAGCCTTTACTACAAAACTACAACCACCAATGGCGACCCTTCCGGTCGAAGTATCCTCCGTAATTCCTACACAGCCTACGAGCGCCTGAAGAACATCCAGCAGTATGAAGCCATTGGTATCGAGCGTGAACTGGCTGGTGTTCCGGTCCTGACAATCCCTGCCGATTATCTCTCTGAAGACGCCACTGACGAACAAAAAGCCGTCAAGAAAGAGTTGGAGACTATTGGCAGAGACCTGAAGTTCAACGATCAAGGTTTTGTGATCCTTCCTAGCGACCCTTACATGGATTCCGAGGGGAAACCCAGCAACCACAAACTCATGGACTTCAAGCTGGCTTCTTCCGAGGGTTCTCGTAACATTGACCTTGATCCCGTCATCAAGCGTTACCAACATGACATTGCCCGGAGTTTCTTGACGGAATTTATTATGTTGGGGGTTGATGGTGGCTCCTATGCCCTATCCAAAAGCAAGACCGACCTCTTTCTCCGGGCACTAGAGAGTTACATCCAATCTATTGTTGACGTTCTCAACCGTCAGCTTGTTGAGCGCCTTTGGCAGTTGAATGGTCTTGACTACAACCTGATGCCCAAGATTACTGCCGGTGACATTGCACCACACGACCTGAAAGAACTCGGGTCTTACTTGAGAAACCTCAACGGCGCTGACATCTCCCTTGCTGACCAGACGGACATCGTTGATTCCCTGTTGGAGAATGCTGAACTCCCCGCTCTTGATCGTGGTATCTACGAGGAATCCCGCAAGAGGGCACGTCGAACAGAAGCAGCCCGTGCAGATTACTATGATGACGACAGCACCCCTGGTGACGGTTCCCAAGTATCCAAAGAGGACGAGGAAAATTCTGTCGGTGATAACGCAGGGGACGAATAGGAGACCATATGACCAAGTATATTCACCTGCAAGACATGCTGTTCAACCAGCCCCACCTCTGCACCCCACAATATGCTGAGACTGTTCTTAGTGTTGTTGGTGACAAGTTCGGGGTTGATACTTCAGCCTTCGGGGTAGACGGGGAACAAAAGGAGAACCGAAGCCCTAATATGGTTGGTGACACCTACGTCATGCCCATCATCGGCTCCATGGTTCATCGCGGTGGTTCTCTTGATGCCCTTTCTGGTATCCAATCTTACCAGTCAATCCAAAGTGAACTGCAAGAGGCTATTGATAACCCTGCTGTGAAGCAAGTGGTTCTAGACATTGATAGCCCCGGTGGTTCTGTTGCTGGTGCTTTTGACCTCAAGGACTTCATCAGTGAGGCAAAGGATAAAAAGCCAATTTATGCTATGGCCCGAGACAGCATGTGTTCTGCGGCTTACTTGATTGGCTCTGCTGCAACCGAGGTCTATGCCACCCAAACAGCCCAAGTTGGCTCCATTGGGGTTGTGGCAATGCACATGGACCAGTCGGAAGCCAACAAGAAGCAAGGTGTAAAGCCGACCTTTATTTACGCAGGTGATTACAAGACAGCGGGCAACCCTCACGAGAAACTAGAGGGCGATGCCCTTGAGTATCTCAAGGAGAGTGTTGAAGACGCTTACCAAATGTTTGTCAGTGCAGTTGCGGAGAACCGTGGCCTTGATGAGCAAGCAATCCGTGACACTGAAGCACGGGTTTACCGGGGTGAAAAGGCCGTAGAGATCGGTCTTGTAGATGGGATCAAATCCTATGACACACTCCTTGAAGAACTCGCCAACAACAGCCAACAGCGAGTTTACTCCTATCAGTCTATCAAAGGTGATAACATGACTAAAGAAAGTGAAAAGCTGGAGGCTGACACCGCTCAGATTTCGGCTGAAGTTGATGCCCTGAAGGCAGAGAATGAGGGCCTTCGTAAAGCCCTTATCGAAAACGGTTTCAAGATTACCAAGGACGGCGTTGAAGCCCCCGAGGCAACTCAAGAAGCCCCCAAGGAA